ATTAAGTGTTCTTATTGCTTTTAGATATGTTTTCACTTTTTCTATAGTTTCTTTTTCTTCAATGCTGTACTTAGCCATTCCTTATCCTCCCCAAATCGTTTTTTATTATTAATTTTTATTAACATATTCATCAAAATTCATATGATTTTTTATCAGTTTTCTATTTCTAGATTAGCGCATTGCACTGGGAAGTAACGGTTTTCTTCGAATTTCATATCTAATTTTCTTATTTCTTCTAAATTCTTATAAATTCCTAAACAACTGAAATACTTAACCCCAGTGAACGAACATACAAAAGGTCTAATAACATATAAACATTCTTTTTCTACATTATCCCAAACCCACATATTAGGCTTTAAATCTTCAAATTTGTATGGTTTGGGATTATAGACATCGCTCAATTCACAATCTAATGAATGAATTGCTCTTTCTAGTTCATCATTTGAATCACTTAATTCTTTTGCTTTATCAATGCAGTTTTTTAATTGCTCATCAGTAACGCCCCAATTATGATATAGCATCTTAATATAGTCTATTAATTCTTTCTTAGTTAGATTTTTTAAAGTATTGTCACTATGTAGCTTAAAGTGCTTAAATTCCGATGTATTTTCTTTTGGTTTAAAATGTTCATTGATTAAATCAAAATATTTTTGTTGAAAGTCTCTAATAATTTTAATTGCCTCTTCGCCAGCAATTTCAACTTTAACTTCAGCTAGATTATTTAGTACTTCTAATATTGCATTTATTGCTTGTCCGCCCTTAACATACAACTCTATATATTCTTCTTTACTAAGCATTTTCCTTACACCACTCTTTCCATTCTTCTTTGTTTTTTGATAAAATAAAATCACTATCATTAAATGTCATATCAAATATTTCTAATTCTTCACACGCTTTATCTAATGCTTTTTCTAAACTCATACAATAAGAAATAACTCTAACTAATTCCGCCACATTTTCATCTCTAAAAGGATTTATATTGCAAGATAATTTTTGTAATGCTTTGGAAGCTTTGTCTTTATCGAACTTCCAATCTTGTTCATTCTTCATCAAATCCACCCCAGTTCTTTACATTGTTGATTAATTGCTTTCAATGTAGCTACGTCTATACCATAATCACCTACCGTAATTTCTTTATCTGGGCTAAAAAGAAAGTAGTTTATTTCACTTATTTCATAAAGAATCATATTGTCACTTTTATAATATGTATATCCTAATGCTTCAAACATTTCTTTAGCGGTCATCATCTTTCACTCCCTAAATACGGTTTTGGTAAAGGCATCCAAGCGTCAACCATGTTATATGACCACCACCAATTTCCTCTTGTTTCAAACCAATGTTTTGTATCTGCATGATATTCAAGAATACTTATATGCTTATTTTTAATAGTTAAAACAACTTGTCTATCATCAGGCAATCCTTTTTTAACTGGTACCCATGTTGTTTTATCAACTAATTCTTGTAATAAAATACGATCCATTACAATTAATTCACAGTTACAATTACCATTTTCATCGAAATAATTATTTTCACAAAGTCTATCTAACGCTTCTCGATATTTTGAATTACTCATACTTCTGCCACCTCCTCATAGGTTGCCAAGAAAATATCGGACTTACATGGGTAAAATTCGCCTTTAACACCTTTAATGATGTAATCGCCATAATCAACTCTCATTGTTCCTTCTAGCGTGTCGATTGCAATTCCAATTAGCATTTTTTTAACGTTCCATTCACACTAAAAAGTTCCATATAATCTTCAATCAAATCACTACCAACAAAATTACGTATTTCTTCTAAATTACTTCCCGTCCACCGAACTGCTTCTACAACTACGGGTTTCTTTCTATATTTAGGCATTATCTAGACCTACGATTCCATAATTTTATTGCCTTATAGGGTTTAGCTTTACACTGATCATTATCAAACGAAGTAATACTTCCACATACACTACATTTAATAAAAACCAAACCTCCAAATCCTTTGTAGGAATTTACTTTACTGCCACAAAATGGACATGGCTTCAATTGATTGTCAATGTTATCTTTTTTCATTTTCAATCACCTCACAATTAGCTAGAATATTATCAATATTCCATGGTTCTTCATTTTCCCATTGAACAAATTTAAATATTGACTCGAACATGCGTACACAATCACCACCACTGCCCCACATCAAATCACGCTTTTTAGGTCGCTTTTCAAATCCATACAATACGTTAATTTTATCTCTTGCAATAAAATTAACTCCCTCTTTTTTAGCAACTTTTAAATATTCATATTCAAATTTTGTTAATTTAACAGGTTTTTTATATTCTTCTAATAAGTCTATAAATGACACCTTTAAGCATTCTTCACAACGTAAATTTGGTCTACAACATCCATCTATATTACCTTGTTTTGTTGTTACTCTTGCTAAATAACACCTCAAAGCATCATTTGCGTGATTAAAATTTAAAATTTCTTCTTTAATCTTTTCTATCTTTAACATTCTCTTCATCCTCCAATTCCCTATATCTTTCTTCAAGAGAATTCAATATAATAAAACAACCTAAAATAAATAAAAATGCTACTGTAAGTATGGTTAGTAATATGTTTAACATTTCTATTTACCTCTCCAAATTTCTACAAAAAATCTAATGGTAACAGCCAGGGCTAGAAGCCCCAGTGTTACACTTACCAATCCGATTAATATTTTAACCATTTGTTACATTCCTTTATCAAAATAACAGTCTCCGCATACTGCATAACCAAAACCGATATGATCATGAATTTTGTGTGATGTATACGCATCTCCGTAAGTTATTTTTTTACTGCAGCACGCACACGATACAATTACATCCATATCATTTTCAT